GTGGATCAACCGTCAGTCAGGCGCGACCGAACCCAGCACCGGGGTGGCGTATCCGAATATCAACGTATGGCCTGCCCCAGAGCAGTCCAACTATTACACCTTCGTCTACTGGCGCTTGCGCCGTTTACAGGACGCTGGTGACGGCGTTACTACGCAGGATATCCCATTCCGCTTCCTACCGTGCATGGTGGCAGGTCTAGCGTATCATCTGTCGAAGAAAATCCCCGGCGCGCTTGAGCGCAGCCAGATGCTTAAGATGGAATACGAAGAATTGTGGCAACAAGCTGCCGACGAGGACCGCGAGAAGGCGTCATTGCGTATCGCACCGCGTCAGATGTTCTATTAAGGAGATAGCATGCCAAATAGGTTTGCCTCCGGTAAATGGGCAATTTCGCAGTGTGACCGCTGCGGGTTTCGATATAAGCTGAAGCAGCTTCGGCGTCTCGTCATCAAGACGAAGAACGTCAATATCCTCGTGTGCCCGTCCTGCTGGGAACCAGATCAACCACAGCTTCAACTCGGTATGTATCCGGTTGATGATCCTCAGGCGCTGCGTAACCCGCGCCCTGACACCACATATCTCCAAGGCGGCTTGACCGGCCTCCAAGAAGAAACACAGGGCGAAGTGCCTAATGATAACGTGCTGGCATTTGGTGGACCATCAGGTGGTAGCCGCGTAATCCAGTGGGGTTGGGCACCTGTCGGCCTAAATAATCCTTTGGGTTTATTTGGACTTCCAAATACGCTATTAGGGAGTGGTCAAGTAGGGACCGTAACGATTGAGACGGAGAATTAAGATGGCTAAAGGTGGCAAGACAAACAAGCAGATGTTGAGCATGGGCCGTAATCTGGCAAAGATTGCGAACCAGAAAAGCGGCAGCAAGCCGAAGAAGGACATGGGAAAGGTCAATAAAAATGGCTGATTATAAGCAACCTAAGGTCTACACACAGGCCGACCTCGGCAACAACGGCTATCCGAACAAGATCGCCAATACCCAGACGCAGAAGACCCGTGGTACGGGTGCAGCGACCAAGGGTACTGGGCATAGCAAGAAGATGGGCTAATGAACTACGCTGAACTGTTCGAGACGATTAAGGGGTATGTCGAAAACGACTTCCCCAATACCTCATGGACCGGCTCTGACGGCTCCAGCGCGGTTACATTGACGTCTACCGAACAGATCAACACGTTCATCGAACAGGCTGAGCAGCGCATCTTTAACACGGTGCAGTTGCTTGACCTGCGTAAGAACGTGACGGGCAACATGACGGCGGGTAACAAATACCTTGCGGTGCCCACAGACTGGCTGGCTAACTTCTCCATGGCGGTTATCGACGATACCGGACGTTATGAGTATATGCTCAACAAGGACGTCAGTTTTATTCGGCAGTCGTTCCCTAACCCCAACGATGAGGGTATCCCCTACTGCTACGCCTATTTCGACGAAAATTCGTATATTCTCGGGCCTACACCCGACCAGAACTATAACGTAGAGCTTCACTATTTCTATTACCCAGCTTCGATTGTGACGGCAGGTACGTCATGGCTGGGCGACAATTTTGACAGCGTGCTGCTTTATGGTTCTCTGCTCGAAGCTTACACCTTCATGAAAGGTGAAACGGATGTTATAGCGGGGTACCAGAAACGGTACGACGAAGCTATGGCAATGCTCAAGCAGCTTGGCGAGGGTAAGAACAGGCAGGATATGTACCGTACATCACAAGTTAGGTATCCCGTACGATGATTACTGAACTCGAAACCGCCTTAGGCACTGTGCAGGTAATGACCACGAACAACCGTGGGTTTTCTGCTGAAGAGCTTGCTGAGCGTGCTTTAAATCAAATTATTAACGTAGGTGACAACGCACCCCCAGTAATTGCGGATCAGGCCCGTGCCTTCCAAGAAAACTTGCGCGAAGTGCTCATCTACTTTATGCGTGAAGCCATGCGCTCGCGCAACGTAACTCTGGCAGCTAAGTTTACCGAAGCTGGGTTTCCTGAGCTTGTAAAACTGATTGATACGTAAGGAGAATACCCATGGCTATTACCCAAGCTATGACAACCAGCTTCAAGGCAGAAATTTTGCTGGCTGTCCATGATTTCCGTAACACTGGTGGCGACACCTTCAAACTAGCGTTGTACACCTCGTCGGCTTCGATTGATGCCAACACGACTGCCTACACGGCTACCAACGAGAGCACCGGCACGAACTATACCGCTGGCGGCGCTGCGCTGACCAATGGTGGCGTGACCGCTACGAATACCAACGCTTCGGCTGGTACAGGTTTCACAACCTTCAGCAACCTAACATTCACGAATGCTACGGTTACGGCTCGCGGCGCGTTGATCTACAACACAACCCCATCGGCTAACGGCACGGCGAACACCACGCTGACCAATGCTTCTGTGGCTGTGCTTGATTTTGGTTCAGATAAGACTTCGACGGCAGGTGATTTTACCATCATCTTCCCGACGAATAACAACACCTCGGCTATCATCAGGATTGCATAATGGCTCTCGTCCTCGCTAACCGCGTACAAGAAACGACTACCACTACAGGCACTGGCACGGTAACTCTTGCTGGTGCCGTAGCTGGTTTCCAGTCGTTTGCGGTTATCGGGAACGGCAACACCACGTACTACACGATTACCAGCGGGAATAACTGGGAAGTCGGGATCGGTACCTATACGTCTTCTGGTACTACGCTAGCACGTACAACAATCCTGTCCTCCAGTAACGGTGGCTCGGCAATTACCCTTGCGGGTACATCTACCGTGTTCTCTTCCTATCCGGCAGAGAAGGTTATTTCGGACGGCTATGGCCTTCTTCCTGTAGCTAACGGCGGCACAGGCGTAACAACGTCCACTGGTACTGGTTCGGTTGTTTTGTCAACATCGCCTGTTCTTACAACGCCAAATCTCGGCACTCCCTCGGCTGCTACCCTCACTAACGCCACTGGGCTGCCCATTGTTGCTGGTACTACTGGAACGCTGTCTGTGGCTCGCGGTGGGACAGGGGTTACTACTTCTACAATGGCGGTACGGGTGGAACCACGCAGGCAACGGCGCGCACGGGTCTTGGCCTTGGCACTGTATCTACACAAGACGCATCTGCTATTGCCATTACAGGCGGCGATGTAACCAATGTGAAAATGCAGCGTTACCGGGAAACCGTAACCGCTGCCTCGTCCGGCACGGCGTACACAGTTGACCTATCCACGGCCAACATCTTCAATATCACGATGACGGGCAACTGCACGTTTACGTTCACCAACCCACCGGCTTCAGGTGTGTCGTACAGCTTCATGCTTATCCTAACACAGGATGCTACTGGGTCACGCACGGCAACATGGCCTGCATCGGTAAAGTACCCCAACGCTTCGACACCTACGTTGACTACAACGGCTACCAAAACGGACATTCTAAACTTCATTACCGTAAATGGCGGTACAACCTATTTCGGTGCGCTATCACTGGCCAACATGTAAGGAGGATTTGCAATGGCTATTACTAAAATCGAACAAATTTACCTGTACACGGATCAGGATTACAGCGCTGAAGCCGGGTCTGATGATAGCGACAGTGCCAAGGCTATCGCTTGGTTTGCTGAGCAAGGCATTACGGACTTCACTCACTTGAACTACGCTAACCCCGACAACCATGCAGATTGCTTCGCCCCGCTGAACTCATGGGCGTTCATCGGCAAGACGGAAGATATCGCGGCATTTCCGTTTGTGTATTACACTGAAGTGCATGACGATCTTCCGGCAAACAGCATGCCTATGGTTCTTCTTTATGGACTTGAAGCAATCCAAAATTCCAACCTGAGCGACCTCTGTCAGCTAGGCAAGTAAAATGCCCTTAAATCACATGAATGCCACAGGGTCGGCTTCGGGTAGTCAGGTGTTCAACGCACCGGGCACCTTTATCGTGCCTACCGGTGTGTATAGTGTGAATTTATCAGGGCGCGGTGGCGCGGGTAACGCTGGCAACGCTGGTAACCCCGGCACGGCTGGAAACCCCGGAAATCCGGGTACCAATGGTAATGGCGGTGCGGGAGGCGCTGCGGGCGCAGCAGGCAACACCGGTGCCACTGGTAATGCGGGTAATCCCGGCAACAATGGCGCAGGTGGCGCAGGCGGAGCGGCTGGCTTGGCAGGTAACCCCGGAGGCACAGGTAACGCCGGTAATCCGGGTACCAATGGCAATGGTGGTGCAGGTGGTGCCCGTGGTAACGCAGGCAACTCAGGCACTCCCGGAAATGCGGGCAACCCCGGCAATAATGGCGCTGGTGGCGCAGGTGGACCTCGTGGTAATGCTGGTAACCCCGGCACGATAGGCAACTCAGGTAACCCCGGCAACAACGGCGCAGGCGGCGCTGGTGGACCTCGTGGTAACGCAGGTAACCCCGGTGCGACAGGTAATGCTGGTAACCCCGGTAACAACGGCGCTGGTGGCGCTGGCGGACCAAGAGGTAATGCTGGTAACCCCGGAGGCACAGGTAATGCTGGTAACCCCGGTAACAACGGCGCTGGTGGTGCTGGTGGTAATGGTGGTGGCGGTGGTAATGGCGGCGGCGGCGGCACCGCTGGTGGCGGTCCCGGAAGTCCGGGTGTCGGTGGTAGTGCTGGTAACCCCGGTGGTAGTGCTGGCGGCACCGCTAATGGGATATTTGGCGCTGGTGGTGGAGCCGGTGGCACACCCGGCGGGGGTAGCGGCGGTACCGGCGGGGATGGGTTTTTCTGCTGCTTTGGTTGCTACAACGGTGGCGGTGGTGGTGGCGGTGGCGGTGCAGGTGTAGCTGGTAACCCCGGTGGCGCAGGCGGCGCAGGCGCTAATGGTAACGCAGGTAATACAGGTAATGCTGGAACAGGCGCTACTGCTGGTGGTGCAGGCTCTCCCGGTAATGCTGGAGCCAACGGCACCGCAGGTAACACAGGTGCAGCGGGCACAGGTGCCACGGCTGGTAGTGCAGGTTCTCCGGGCGGCGCAGGTGCAGCGGGTACCGCAGGTAATACTGGTGCAGCAGGTACGGGAGCTAACCCCGGTACCGCAGGTTCTCCGGGCGGTGCAGGTGCTAATGGTAACCCCGGCACGGCTGGCGCTGCCGGTACAGGTGCCACCAATGGTGGCGCAGGCTCTCCGGGTAATGCTGGTGCCAATGGGAACGCGGGTACGACAGGCAACGCAGGTACAGGTGCGACTAGTGGTGGCGCAGGCTCTCCGGGTAATGCTGGTGCCAATGGGAACGCAGGTACGACAGGCGCAGCAGGTACAGGCGCAACTAATGGCGGTGCTGGGTCTCCGGGTAATGCTGGTGCAGCAGGTAACAATGGAACTGGTGCAGCAAATGGCAATCCCGGCGCGGCTGGTAATACTGGAAATGTCTCATCTTTTGGTTCTTACCTTACAATGCCCTACTGGCAATGCTGGAAACCCCGGCAGTAACGGTAACGGAGGCGCTGGTGGTAATGCTGGCGCGGCAGGAAGCCCCGGTGGCATAGGTAACTCAGGTAACCCCGGTAACAACGGCGCTGGTGGTGCGGGTGGTGCCCGTGGTAACGCAGGGAATCCCGGCGGCACTGGAAACGCAGGTAATCCGGGTACCAATGGTGCTGCTGGTGCCGCAGGTAATGGTGGTGCTGCTGGCAACCCCGGCGGGCAAGGTAACGCAGGTAATCCCGGAACTAACGGCGCTGGTGGTGCTGGTGGTAACGGCGGTCTGGCAGGTAACCCCGGTGGTATCGGCGGGACCGGAAACCCCGGCAACAATGGCGCTGGAGGTGCTGGCGGTAACGGTGGCGCAGCGGGTAACCCCGGTGGCCAAGGTAACGCAGGTAATCCCGGAACTAACGGCAATGGTGGTGCTGGCGGACCTCGTGGTAATGCTGGTAACCCCGGTAGTGCTGGTAATGCAGGCTCTCGTGGCGGAGGCGGCGGTGGCGGTGCTGGTGGGTGCGGCGCTTTCGGCTTGGGTAATGCCGGTGCATCGGGTAATGCGGGCACTGTTTCGGGCGGGGGGACCAACGG